CGTAGATTTTCCGTTTGTCAAGTGGTGGGTGGATCTCAAGAAGCTGGAGAAGGCTCGAGATACCTACTTGATTGGATTACGGAAAGAGACCGTTGATGGATTTGTTCACCCGTTCTTCAATTTGCATCTGGCCGACACCTATCGCAGCTCAGTTGATCGACCCAGCCTACAAAATCAGCCTATCCGTGATCCACGGCAGGCTAAGATCATCCGCACATCGTACATCCCTCGGAGTCCAGACCATGTCTTGCTGGAAAAGGATTACAGCGCCTTGGAATTCCGAGGGGCTGCCAATTTCTGGAAAGATAGGGACATGGTGCAGTATGCCAGCGATCCTAGTCTAGACATCCATCGAGACATGGCGGCGGAGTGCTACCTGCTCGATTTGGATAATGTCTCAAAAGACTGTCGTGGGTTTGCTAAGAATCAATTCGTGTTTCCGACTCTGTATGGATCGTCACCAAAGAATTGTGCATCCAATTTGTGGGTGCAGATTGGCCGCGGTGGTTTGAAGACGAAGGCCGGTGTTGGTGTTTACGATCATTTGACCTCTAGAGGAATCGCATCTGCGGAGCAGTTTAAGAATCACATCTTTGAGGTCTCGAAGAAGTTTAAGGCCAGATTCCCTCACTGGGATAAAGAAAAAGATGTCTGGTGGGATCTCTACCAGAAACGTGGATGGTTTGAGCTGTCCACTGGATTTGTCTGTAAGGGAAATTTCTCTTACAACAATCTGATGAACACGCCTATCCAAGGACCTTCGTTTCATTGCCTTCTTTGGTCAATCATCGAGATTGGTAAGTGGCTGAAGAAGTACAAAATGAAGACGAAGTTGATCTGTGAGATCCACGACTCCATCCTTGCCGATGTTTATCGACCGGAGTTGCAAGACTATCACGAAGTCTCAACTAGGATTATGACGGAGGACATCCGTAAGGCTTGGCCGTGGATATTGACTCCGTTGGCCGTTGAGACGGACATCGCAGAAACTAATTGGTACGAGAAGAAACCTTTGTTAGCGGCTTAGGAGAGAAGATGATCTATGCGAATCCGGTCGAGCTCTATCTCAAGTATCGACCGCAGAATTTCGGTGAAGTGATTGGTCAGGACGAGGCCGTGTCTACCTTGAGTGATCTCGGTCGCCGTGGGGTTTTCCCTCACGCCATTCTGTTTACGGGTCCGTCGGGATGTGGTAAGACGACGTTGGCTCGAATCATTGCGAAGAAGTTGAAATGCCCGCCGTTGACTCCGGAAGGCAAAGAGTCTCCGGATTACCAAGAGATGAATGCAGCCGACTGTCGAGGTATCGACGACATTCGAGCGATCGCCCAACGGCTCGGGACGGCACCGATGCTGGCGGCTTGCCGCGTCATCTATCTTGATGAATGTCACGGCATGACTTCTGACGCTCAGGATGCTTTCCTCAAGCTCCTGGAAGATACGCCACCGCACATTTATTTCCTTCTCTCGACGACCAACCCAAATAAGCTGAAGAAGACGATTCTGACTCGCTGTCAGCGGGTGGATTGTAAGCCGATCACTGAGGCTGGGTTGCGTGAGTTGGTTGAGTCGGTTGCGTTGAGAGAAGGCAAGACTCTCACACAGGCCGTTATCAATCACATCGCCGACTGTTCCGAGAACAGTGGTCGGCAGGCTTTGGTGCTGCTTCACGCAGTTTTGGGCTTGGCTGATGAGAAGGAGCAGCTCGCAGCCGTTTCTAAGGTCAGTCAGTCTCGAGATGCGATTGAGCTGGTGCAGGCCTTGGTGAGCAAGAAGCCGTGGGCGTCGATCGCCGCAATTTTGAAAGAACTTGACGAAGATCCGGAAGGGTTGCGTCGGGTCATTTTGGGGTATTGCTCCAAGATTGTTCTGGGTGCCGGTGGGTCGGCGGGTCGGGCCGCGATGATTATTGAAGAGTTCTGGGAGCCTCTCTACGACATCGGGAAGCCGGGGCTGGTGGTGCGGTGCTACTCTATCTGCAATAATGCCTAGGAGATACTCACGCTTCCGTCGTATAGTGTAGGTGAGGAAGGATGTGTAGCATGTTCGAGGTCAACTCGTATTATCCAGGACCTAGCATCGCGAAGGCCTGTCTTACGTGGATGTTGAAGCCTGGACTACCTGACAGTCGTGTTGTTGAGGAGCTTTGATGCCAGCACCTGATATCCGTATGCAAATCGATGAGTTGAATCTGCACAAAGAATGGCAGAATCAACCGCAGCAGATGATGAACTGGGGTCGATTTGTAGCTGAGTGTCAGCGGATGCTAGACGAAGCCGAGGTTGCAAAGTCTTTAGTCGAGGCCGAATTAGATTCGGATATTCGAGAGAATTGCACGACCTATGGATTGGACAAGATAACTGAGGCTGCGATTAAGTCAACGATTCCGAAACAGCCAGAGTACACGTCCTGTGTGAAGAAGATCATTCGGCTCACTTTTGAGTTGAATGAGGCGAAGGCTGTGGTGCGGGCCTTGGAGCATCGTAAATCGGCCTTGGGTGGAATGACAGAGCTTTTCATACGTGATTACCACTCCGACAAATCAGCTGGATCGGCAGATAAGGAAAGCATTCGAGCTCGCGGACGTCGGCGGCAAGATGAGGACGTGGGTGATGGTGTTTAATTTCTTGCAGGCCACCGCCATTGTACTCTTGGCAATTATCGGAATACCTAGCCTGATTTACCTGTACATCAAAGCTGGGTTTTCAGCCTATTTCAAAGCAAGACTTGATTTCGAAATGGAGAAGGTGAAGAATGAGTCGCGACGATAGACGGTCCCAGCGAGTTTCAACCGCCAGGCGACGAGCCGACGAGCACACGTCCGGATATTCGACGACGTGTCTGAAGATTCCCGAAGGGGTTAGCTTCTTCGAGGCGAAGCCCGGGATGTACACGGTGGACATCGTGCCGTACACCGTGAACCGGGGCAAGAATGACGCCGGCGGTAATCCGTTCGCTGAGCGAGGTGAGTTGCATTGGGAGCGGACTTATTATCGATATCGGCAAGTCGGTCCGGCAGGCAAGCCGTACATCGCGACGGGCAAGACGTTTAACAAACCGGACCCGATCCAGGATTACATTTCGCAGGAGGCTCGCAAAGCCGACTCCGATGCGGCCGCCTTGAAGAAGTTGAATCCGCAGGAACGGCAGATTTTCCTCCTCTCGCATCATGAGGACTTGGCCAAGGGATTGAAAATCTGGGATTGTGCCTTCAATAATTTCGGCAAGCTCTTGGATCAGCGGATCCAGACCAGCCCGGAATCGTTTGGGTGGGATCGGTTCTACTTCCCCGAGCAAGACGGATTGTCGCTCCGGTTGACAATCATCGAAGACAGTTTTGCTGGAACCAAGTTCAGCAACGTCAAGGCAATTGACTTCGTTCCCCGGTCTGGGCCGCTGCCCGATTCGATCGTCAATCACGGATACCAGCTCGACGATTTTCTGATCGAGCTTCCATACGAGAATCTCAAGAAGATCTTCTTTGGGATGGATCTCAACGAGACCGCCGAGCAAGGATCCACCGCAAGCGAGACGACGCCTAGCAATCCACTGCCAAATCAGGTTGCCACTCCGCCGGCTGTGGATTCTTGCATCGCTTGCGGCGGTACTGGCCAGAGCACATCCGGATCTCCTTGCGTGCCGTGTCTCGGCAAAGGTACGAAGGCACCTCCGCAGGGAGTGGTGTCGAACCCACCCACAACCACCGCAGTGACGACCCCACCGACGACCACAGGTGCAGCACCGGGTGCTGGTGCCGGGGTGGCTCGCGGTACGTCTGGGTACTACGAAGGTCGCAAGGTCAGTGTCGTCCGTGTCGTGGACGACCAGTTCCTTACGTTGATGGATGCGAACGACGAACTCATCAAGAACGTCCCCTTTGCGAATTTTTCAACGCAACCGCAGACCACGGCGACGGCCGAACCTGCAAAGCCGCCGGTTCTGAAGACTGTGCAGGAGATGGGAATCACCAAGGATTCCATTCTTCTCTATAAGGGGACTCGACGTTGCACGATTGCCCGGATCAATCCGGATAACGTGACGATGACCTTGATGGATGACAATGACGATCTCATCAAGGAAGTGCCTACGTCGGACGTAGGCGTCATTGAGACGAAGGCCGCCACGTCTCCGTCCGGTCCACCTCAGAATTCGACACCACCTCAGCCGCCAGCAGCGGAGGATGCCAAGAAATTGACTCCTGACGACGGTGACTGGGACGAAGGTTGGGGGAAAGGGAAGACATAGGCCCGGTAGCCTGGTAGAGTGGTCGTCGATTAGGTAAGACACCGAGCCGCGATCTCGGAGAAATGGGTTCAAGTCCCATCCACTCTCTTATGAGCGATATCAGCAAGAAGCTAAAGGAAGCCACCGCCTTGTCTATGTCAGATACGATGCAGGTGCAGAGAGAAGATTGGCTGTCCAGCGGCAGTCGTCTAATCAATCTAGCCTGTTCTGGCCTTTCATACGGAGCATTCTGTAAAGGCAAGTATTTCTGGATTGTTGGAGAATCATCGTCAGGCAAGACGTTTCTGACACTCGGTGTGTTGGCGGAAGCTGCCCGTAATAAGAGTTTCGATGACTACGATCTCATCTTCGATAATGCCGAAGATGGGGCTCTGATGGATATGGACCGGTATTTTGGTCACCAACTGGCTGAACGACTTCAGCCGCCAGCCGTAGACGAAGACGGTGAACCCATCTATTCAAGGTTGACAGAAGAGTTCTATTTCAATCTGGACGACAGACTTATCCAGGTCGAGAAAGGGAAAGCCAAGCCATTCATTTACCTGCTGGACAGCATGGACTCTTTGGGTACGAAATGCGCCAGAGAGAAGTTCAAAGAGAACAAGACGGCAACTCGTAAAGGTACGAAGCCCAAAGGTGATTACGGTGACGGCAAGGCTAAGATAAACTCGACGTGGATTCGAGACATCACGTCTAGGATTCGAGACACCAATTCTATTTTGATCGTGCTCTCGCAAGAGCGAGACAAGATGGACGCGACGATGTTCGATCCTGAGAAAGCCGTTGTCGCTGGTGGTCGAGCTCTGAAGTTCTACGCGTCTTTTCAACTCTGGTTGGCGGTCGGTAGGACTCTGTACAAGAATGTGAACGGCAATAGACGGCAGACCGGCATCATTTGCCGGACGTCGATCCGCAAGAACAGATTGTCCGGAAAACAGTGGAGCGTCGAGGTCCCGATCCATTGGTCCTACGGTATCGACGACATTGGGTCGATGGTGGACTTTCTCGTCAAAGAAAAGAAATGGAAGCGGGGTAAATCAGACGAGGGAGACAGCGGACCGATCACAGCTGAGGATTTTGGCTTCGTCGGTCCTCGAGAAGAGTTGATTGATTTGATCGAGACTGGTGGTAAGCCGATGGAGTTGAGTCTGGTAGACCTCGTGGAAGAGGTCTGGAAGGATATTGAAGTCCAATGCACATTGGACAGGAAACCTAAGTACGATTAAGGAGATGGCACGATGCTCGTACTGGACAGGAAGAAAAATGAGTCAATCATCATCGGTGACAATATCGTCATCACGGTAGTGGACATCCGAGGGGACAAGGTTCGGATGGGAATTCAGGCTCCTAAGAACGTGACTGTCCACCGTCAAGAGGTGTACGAGTCAATCAAGCGAGAGCAGGCTCGGTTAGGAACTCCTCCACCGTGACAACCACACTCTTGGTAGACTGTCATTATATGGCTTGGCGTGCATTCTACACGACAGGAAAGATGAGTCACGAGGGACAGTTTACGGGAATGGCTTTTGGCATTCTGAGAGACATCGCTGGGTTAGTCCAATTTCATGGAGCGACCCGGGCGGTGTTGGCATTCGACAGCAAGGTTAGTCGGCGGAAAGAGATTTACTCCGACTACAAAATTCGGCGAAGTAAAGAAAATCAAACCGAAGAGCAGCTCCGAGATCGAGAGGCATTCTTCGAGCAGATTGGTCGGCTGAAGAATGATTTGCTGGGTCGATGGGGTTATCGCAACATCCTGGAGATTGTCGGTTACGAGGCTGACGACATCATTGCGGCTATCGCAGCCGATTTACCAACCAAGGATCAGGCGGTAATCATATCTGCTGATAAGGATTTGCTGCAATGCCTCCGGCCTAATGTCGTGCTTTATAATCCGACACAGAAAAAGGCCACCACTTACGAGTCGTTCCGGACAAAGTGGAAACTCCATCCGATGCAGTGGGCTGAGGTCAAGGCCATTGCTGGTTGCGGGACAGACGACGTGCCGGGAATTCCAGGGGTGGCTGAAGCGACGGCTGCTCTGTGGGTGCGAGGTTTGCTCAAAGAGAAGTCGAAGAAGCGGCAAGACATTGATAACAATCTCGATATGATTAGTCGCAATAGGAAGCTCGTCGACTTGCCGTTTCCTGGATTGGTTCTACCGCCGCTGCAAGACGATCAGATCACAGATGCCACTAAGGCCGACGTTGAGGCTGAGCTTGGTATCCGAGCAAAGCGAGTATCTGGATCAAGAAAAGACGATGCACGGAAGGGGTTCTGGTGATGTTTTGGATTCAGACACTCGAGGGGTTTCCGTTTGATCTTGAAAATCCTGAAGCTGGTAAGATCAGTCCTGGGGCAATCTCTACTGGATTGTCAAGGCTGTGCCGATATCTGGGGCATTGCTTGTCGTTCTATTCTGTTGCTCAACATTCGATTCTTGTCGAAAGTTTGGTTGACGATCCAGAATTGAAATTACCGGCATTATTACATGATGCAAACGAGCTCTACACCGGGTTTGGAGACGTGTCGGGTCCGGCGAAGCAGCTACTCAAACATCATTTTGGTAGCTGGTTGAAGAATCACGAACAAAATGTAAATCGGGCAATTGCGGCTCGATTTGGTTTTGATCCGAAGCTCTTTGATGATACGAGAATCAAGCTAGCCGATCGTCAGGTCGGGTGTGCTGAGCATCGAGATTTGATGGCTCCGTGTTCGATGCATTGGTCACAAGAAGACGGCATTGAGCCGATGAAAGCTCGGATTAATCCGCTGCCTATGAAGACGGCTGAGATTGTGTTCTGGCAGCGGTTAGCTGATTTGATCTCAGAGAGGAATACATGACAGAGGGTGTTACTATTCTTGCGGTAGATCCTGGAACTAAGACTGGGTGGGCCCATTCGTGCGGCACCTCTGGTACCTGGGATCTAAAGGTCAAAAAAGATGAATCTTCAGGGATGCGACTTATCCGTCTGCGTGGTAAGTTGACAGAGATGAAGGCGAATGTAGGTGTGACGATTCTGGCCTACGAAGCTAATCGCTATTCCGGACAAGGTAAGAGAGGAAGTGCCCAAGTCGTGCTATCGGAGTTCCAAGCTCTGATTAAAGTATGGTGCCTAGACAACGCCGTGGAGTTCTCCGGCTTGTCGTCTTCCGAGATCAAGAGCTTTGCGACCGGCAGAGGTAACGCCAGCAAGCAAGAGATGATCGATGCTGCAATCAAGAAATGGCGCCGACCGTTCGACGAGAAAGACAACAATGAAGTCGATGCTCTGTGGTTGCTTGAGTTCGCAAAAGAAAGATTCTTAGTGTGATCGACCATCTTTTAATCCAGAATTTCCAGAAGTTTAGTAGGCTGAGGGTCGATTTCGACCCTCAAATCACGGTGTTGGTTGGCCCTTCAGATACCGGTAAATCCACCACACTGCGAGCTCTGCGATGGGTTGGATTGAATGCGGCCGGAGACTCGTTCATCAAGCACGGTGAGCGAGGCACCACCGTGCAGGTGTTTGCCGAAGGTCGAAAGATTACTCGCCGTCGTGGAGATAACGTCAACACGTATCTCTTAGACGATGCAGAGTTCAAGGCTTTTGGGGTCAGAGTCCCAGATCCCATCCAGTCGGTGCTCAATCTGAGCCCACTCAATTTCCAAGATCAACACGATGCAGCCTACTGGTTTTCGACGACCGCGGGTGAAGTGTCGCGGCAGTTGAACGCGATTGTTGACTTGAGTGTGATTGATGAATCACTGTCGGCGATCAGTAAACGAATTCGGTCCAGTCAACTTGCCGTTGAGATAAATCGAACGACACTGAGCGATGCCAAATCACAACGAGATTCTTTGGCTTGGGTCCTCACCGCCGATATCGAGCTCCAGCACCTGGAAGCTCTCAACCAAAAGAAGGTGCTTAAAACCACCTACACGGTGCGGTTGGCTGACCTGGTACGTAGTATTAGGTCACGGCGGCAGCACCAGCAAACGGTAAGGCAAGCCATTTCTTCCGGCGTTGCCGTTGTTGAGCTGGGGGCTGCCGTGCAAAGGCAAAAGATGAAGGTTGATCGGCTGTTGGTCTTGACCTCAAGAATCAGAAAGTCGGAGAAGATTCGCCAAAGGCCGATCCCTGATATCACCAGGTTGGAAGATCTCAAGAAACAAATCCAATCAAAATCAACAGGTCGTCTGATTCGTTGGATTCAGACCTTTAAGAAATCAAAAGCCACACACGATGCGTTGGTGCGAAGATATGAAGGTTTGAAGGAGAAGAAAGAGGCGGTGACTGGAGTTATTTGCCCAACCTGTCGGAGACCTATAGATGTCTGAATTGCTTGCGGTGCTGTGCTCCGATCTTCATTTCTCATTAAATCCGCCGTCAGCCAGATCAGTTGAGACTGACTGGTACGGTGTGATGGAGCGGCAGTTTCGTCAGATCATTGATTTGCAACAGAACGACAACGACCCGGTGCCTTTGATTGTGGCCGGGGATATCTTTGATAGATGGAATCCGCCACCAGAGCTCATCAACTTCGTGATGCGGTTGTTTGACGAGGTGTGTGTCGATCCTCAAGATTATGGGACTGGAGTCTACTCGATTCCTGGGCAGCATGATCTGCCTAATCATCAACTTAGCCAGATTCATAGATCGGCATATGGAAGTCTGGTGCAGGCCAAAATGGTCACCGACCTGCACACACCTATTGAGATTCATGCAAATCAAGTGAATCTGATTCTGCATCCGTTTCCGTGGGGAGTTCCGATTACACCTCGAGTGAGGGTGGAAGCTAGATGTCCTACCATTCATCTCGCAGTGGTTCACAGTTTCATTTGGGTGCCTGGTTGCGGTTATGAAGGCGCTCCGGTTGGAAAACTATCCTCATCTTACGCAGAATCGTTGGCCGGCTATGATGCAGCCGTGTTCGGAGACAACCACCAAGGATTCAGTCGTGACGAGATGTGTGGGGATGCAATCTGCCGTGTCGTCAACTGCGGGACGTTTCTTCGCCGACGGATTGATGAAGTCAAATATCAGCCTCGGGTAGGTTTGCTCTACAATGATGGAACCATCAAAGAGCATTACCTAGATGTCGCACAAGATAAATTCCTGGAAGAGCCGTTAGCTCGGATTCACGAGAGGTTAGAAATCGACGCAACCAAGCTCTTGGACGGTTTTCGTTCGTTGGGCTCTGATTCGTTAGATTTCAGACAGGCTCTTCAGATTTGTTTTGAATTACAGAGCACAGACAAAGCCGTTCGTGACATTGTGATGGATTGTATGAAATCGTGACGTACTCAGAACCACCTTACATTCCGACACCAGACGAAGTCCGTGACCGGCTCGAGGCTTTGAACTGGATGCGAGAGATGTCTTGGCACGTCGAGGTGGTTGACACAATTTTCTATCACGATACACCAGAACTACCCACCGTCCGGTTGATGGTGTGGAAATACGGTCCGGTAGAAGCTTATCTTCGGATAGTAGCGATTCTAGATTTGGAGCATGTCTTAGATGAATCTCGATGAGTATGAACGGATCAAGCGAGAAGTTGACGTCGCCAAATCAGATGCTGAGCGTGAGGCTGGTGTAATCCAAGAACAGCTTCGTAGTCTGAAGCAGGAGTTTGGCGAGGATTCTCTTGAGGCCGCTGAGATCTTGCTCGAGAAAGAGACTCAGGTTCTGGCCCAGTTAGAATCCGATTACACCGCTGAGATGGTGAAGTTTCGTGAGGTGTTCACAATGTCCGATCAGTCCGACAAAGAATTGAAACTATCTTAGATGATAGGTTTCATGTACACCTTTAGGGGTTTTGTGTGATCCAAGATTTACGGCGGCAGTTGAATCTATTGTTGGATCGACACCGGTCTCTCGAGATGGTAGTGCAGAGAGAATCTCAAGGACTGATTCAATCGGTTGAGCTTCTCTCTAACTGCGAAGAGGCTGGTAAGATTCTCCAGGCCGTCGCCGTCAAGGTTCAGCAGGATGCCCATCAAGGGATTGCGGCTGTGGTGAGTCGGTGCCTCGAGACAATCTTTGACGAGCCGTATCGATTCGAATTGCAGTTTGAGCAGAAGCGAGGTAAGACCGAAGCTCAGTTGACTCTGTTGCGAGGCGATCTGACATTTGTCGATCCGTTGCATGAGGTGGGTGGTGGGGTGATCGACGTCGCCGCCTTTGCTCTGCGTCTTGCATGTCTGGTATTAGAACGTCCGCCAAAGAGGCGAGTGCTGATTCTTGACGAACCTTTCGGAAATCTTCGCGGCCAGCACCATCGACGAAAGATGCGAGCTCTGGTACAGGCTCTGGCTGAGGATTTCCAAGTCCAGTTTATCATCAACATCGACCACGATCAGTTTCCCGAGTTCTTGGATTGCAAGGTTATTGAATTTAGTTAGGAGAGAAGAATGCCGTCGAATGACTCGGTCGCGAATGATTTGCGGTGGAAGAAGTTTCCGTTGCTCAGTGACGGATTTGTGTGCCTAGTCGATGTGATGGGCGATGATTACTCGGTTGTTCAGGCCGCCCGAGTAAGCTACGGTAAGGATACCAGGTTTAATCAGGTCTGCTCTGGTGGTGGTGAGCCTTATTTGGATCAGAGCGAGAAATCGAAGAAAGAGGATCTCAATCTTCTTCGGTACCTGATGCGGCACCGACACACCACTCCGTTCGAGATGGCCGAGGTGAAGTTGCTCATCCGGGTTCCGATGGATTTGTGGCGGCAATGGATTCGGCACAGGACGGCGAATGTGAATGAGTACAGCACCCGCTATGCACCGGCGATTGACTCGATGGATGTTACACCACCTGATGCCTGGCGGTCTCAGAGCGGTGCAAATAAACAAGGTTCTTCGGGTTTTGTGACTGAGTGGCCGAAGGCATTGAAACCTGATGGTGAAGGGTTGATTTCTGCTGGTGACTATCTTTCGACGGAAGAGAGGAATTTCCACGATCAGGCCAGGAGACTTTATGAGAAGAGGTTGGCCTTAGGCGTCGCCAAGGAGCAGGCCCGGAAAGATCTCCCTCTAAGCAATTATACTGAGGCTTACTGGAAGTGCGATTTGCATAATGTGCTCCATTTCCTCGGGCTGCGGATGGACATCCATGCTCAGAAGGAGATCCGAGACTATGCGACGACCGTCGGCGAGCAGATCATCAAGCCGTTGTTCCCGGCGGTCTGGGAAGCCTTCGTCGACTACCGAATGAAAGCCATGCAATTGACACGGCTGGACATCGAGGTTATTCAAGAGATTCGATCGCTTGAAGGATTCCTTTTGGTCGGTGAGCATGAGGCTGCTGACAAAGAGAAGAGATTTCTTGCAGCCTGCACGAACCTCGGCTTCTGGCCAGAAGACAAAAGCAGAGAGCGAGACGAGTGCCGAGCCAAATTGGAACGGCTCAGTCTGCTCCCTACCAAGATATGAAAGATGGCGATGCGAGGAAAACCGACTCGGCATGTTCCGGGAACAGAGGGTAAAGTCCTAGCCCTCATCAAAAGGTATGAGGATGGCTTTGATATGTTTCATCCACAAGATGCGACGTATGACGGTCGAGTGATGGCTACTGATGACGGTAAGAAGGTGGCCGATAATCGCGGTCGACGACCCAAGAAGATGAAACCTTTGCAAGAAGATTCTACCGACGTCGTAGAATAGTGTGAAAGGAGATCTTTTATGCCTATCACACTCACGATGCCGGACATGGTGGAAGTACCCGTCACGTCTCCGCAGATGAAGAAGAAGTTCCGATACGACCATTGTTGTCCGTCGTGCGGCGAGTCGATTTCGTTTCAATCATTTTTGGCACTCTTCGCTGGTGAGCCTGTTCAGAAATTCACGGCGAGGAAGAGATCAAGATGCCCGCTGTGTGGTGATTTTGTTGAGGTTGAGCTCTGTCTGGAGTTCTCAATCCGAGAGGTGAGGTAGATGAGGAAGATCTTTTGTGTGCCGACTCGATGGGTCGGCGGCTACGTGAATATGGACACGTTGAATTTTGCACCCGATCGGATTAACTCTGTGAGGCGGCTGCTCGAGCAGGGCGAGATGCGGCCGATGGGTGAGCATAAAGAATTGGAAGACGACGAGAACTGGAAGCAGATCATCCCGTACATCGTCTTCCGGTGCGGGCCGTTCTTCTTGCAATACGATCGCGGATCAACGGCCGGTGAGCAGCGGTTGAAGGAGTTCACTTCGATTGGAATCGGTGGGCATATGGAAAGCCCACATCTGATTACCAATATGTTCCGAGAGGTCGAGGAAGAGGTCTCGATCAGCGGTCTCTGGAGCCCTACGTTCCGCTATTGTGGGCTGGTGTATGATCCGACGACACCGGTTGGCCGAGTCCATCTGGGTTTGGTGTTCGTTGTCGAGGCTCCTCATCCGGACAGGTTTCGATTCGAGGCTCGAAAAGAGACGAACAAGCTGCGATTCAATCTGCTAGGCGAGATTGAGAAATACGAGCAATGGTCGCAGGCGATCATCAACAACCTCAAGGGTCTCTGATGATGCAGATTGACCGTGAGTTTGTGGCCTTGGTAAGGACCATAAATGTTCTGGTATATCACTCTTAAGACGATTGATGGGCAAGAAGTGGTTCGACGTAAAATTCTTCACGGTGAATAGATTATGCCTAGTGGTGACGATCTCCAAGAAAGTCGTAATGGCGGACTTCGTAGGAATCAGGTCAGAGCCCGCCTACGAAAACGGCTTACACGAGTCGAGGAATTGATGCTGAGAGGCGTCACGTCTCCTACGCAAATCGCTCTGGCTTTTGGCGTCATGCCAAAACGAGCCAGTGTCTGGATGACAAAGATTCGTGATTCTTGGCAGACCCGAGACAAAGAACGCACCCAAGAAGATCGACGAACAATCCGTATCAAGCAACTGGAAAATATCGCGATTCTGGCTCTCAGTGAATTTGCCCAGTCCAAGAAAAATTCAAAAGAGAAGACAGTAGTGAGTCAGCCGTGCCGGCAATGCCACGGCGACAAGATTGTCATGGACAAGAATAAAATCTGTCAAACTTGTGAAGGACTGAAAATCGACGAGACATTTCCAGGCCAATACTCGATGTGTATGGACTGTAATGGCACAGGATTCGGGACTAAAAGATGTCGAGAATGTAGAGGCACGGGAGAGACAAAGATCAATACGTTAAAGGTGAAGCAGGAGTGCGGTGACCCGGCGTATCTCACTATTGCGAAAGCCGCCTTTCTTGAATGTGCCCGACTTGAAGGCCTGACCTTCGACAGTAGAATAACCCTTGGAAAACAGCTGATTGAAGCGTCTGCTGGTGTAGACGGTGTGATTTCGCAGAAGATTGAAGAGATATACTTTGATGCACCCGTCGATGTAATCATTCAAGCTATGGCGGCGATGGATGAGTTGAGACGGAAAGGTACGAGAATTGACCCACCACCAAATACTGACCAGACGGCCAGGGGCGAACCCGGTACTGGGTTGACCATAGAGATTGACCCGACTAAGAATGAATAGGTGGGTTCGTATAGTTTCACAGCCGTTGTAGTAGGT